ATTACAGATGCTAATAGTTATAGACACAAATCTAGCTCTGGAACTGAAACTGTTATATTTGATTACACTAGTGGTAAGACTGTGAGTACAGGAACGAAGTTTTTATACGAAGTAAATAGAGACACAGATTCTGTAGAAGTATTTGTTAATGGTGATCACTTTACAGCTAGTCCAGCTAGCGGAAGCAATGCTTCAGATCCTACTAAGCCTATTACTATAAATCAAATAGCAACACAAAGAAATAACTCTGCCAATACTGACGGTCATATATATGAAGTTGTTATATTCAACGAGACTTTAAGTGGAGATGTTTTAACCAACGTTAGAAATGACATTAATACAAGAAACGGACTATAATGAGTAAGTTTTACTATTCAACACAATCAGACTGCGGCAGCGTATTAGCTGACATGGATACTTATTTTAATTATCCGAACAGCTCTACTAATACAACAACTACTTCTGAAGTTATACAAGTTTCAGGATATGAATATATAGTTTGTATACCAGACTCTTATTACGATAGATTAACACAAGATCAAAAAGATAAATGTAAAGACTCTATGCCAGGGTCTATTACTAATCCTTTATAATATTAACTAATTAAATTAAATCATGGCAAAGAGAAAAACACCAAAAAGTGAAAAGGTTGTTGACTTAAAACCTAACGCAGAAAAAGTTAGTGAGCAACACTTAGAAAGACTACAGAGAGCCGTTGGAGGCATTAATAGAGCTAAATCTGATATAGGAGGTTTAGAAATACAAAAACACTCTATTATGTCTGTAATACAAGAATTAAACGGAGTTCTTACGGAACTAAGAGAAGAGTTTAAAAAAGACTACGGAACAGACAATATCAATATCAACGATGGCTCTATAATTAAACAAGCTGAAGAAAATGTCAAAGTTAATTCGTAAGATAACTGTCGGCAAAGATTACAAGATTGACTCCATGCACTACTCTGTTGGACAGGAGGTGTATGGCGGTCATGTAATCTGTGATATAATAGAAGAAGAAGAAAAGTATTCTATTTATATACGTAAGAAAAAAGTAGTTATACCTTGGAAAGACTTTAATAAGAATATGGCTATATCTGTTGAATACAACCTAGAGTATTAATGAACAGCGTTTATAACTTTGTTATTACGCCTGCTGGTGAAAGATACAACAATAAAAAGAAGGTTGGAGAAAAAGAGTTGATAATAAACACAGAGTTATTTAATCATGAGTACGTTAACCGTAAAGCTACTGTGCTTAGTTGTCCTTTGCTGGGTAATGATTATATCGAAGAAGGAGCAGAAGTAATAGTGCATCACAATGTGTTTAGAAGATGGCACGATGTTAAAGGCGTAGAGAAAAATAGTAAAGCTTGGTTTTCAGAGGATAAATATATAGTTTGTCAAGATCAAATATTTTTATATAGAAACAAAGATCAGTGGAAGCCAACATCTGGGTTTTGTTTTGTAAAACCTTTAAAAAGCAAAAACTCTTGGGGTGAAGATATAGAAGATCCTACAAGAGGTATAATAAAATATACTGACGGATCTTTTTTAGAAGGTGATGTTGTTGGATTTACACCTTTTTCTAAATATGAGTTTATCATTGACGGAGAAAAGTTATATAGAGTTTACTCTAAATTTATTACAATTAAATATGAGCATAAAGGAAACGAAGAAACGTATAATCCTAGCTGGGCGCAAAGCAGTTGATGAGCTGATTAAAGTTGCTGAAGAGCAAATCATTACCAACACAGAAGATGATGTGTCTGCTGATAGACTGAAGAACGCTGCGGCTACTAAAAAGTTAGCTATATTTGATGCATTTGAAATCCTCAACCGCGTACAAGAAGAAGAGAATATTCTGGAAGGAAAGACACAAGAAGAAAAGAAAGAACGAGTATTTAAAGGCTTCGCGGAAGGCAGATCGAAATGAGTTACGAGCAAAGCTTATATAAAATAGTTGAACCAGTTAAGAAGACTACAATAAGTCGACTTAACAAAAAACGTAAATGGGAGTATGGATACAATAAAGAACATAACATCGTGGTTATCTCTAAAACTGGGCGAATTGGACAGATATTGGAGATACAAGGTTTGCAAATTGGCTTGCCAGCTAAACCGCAAACAGTGCACATGCACAACAACAAATGGCAAAAAATAGAGTACCCTAAAGAGTTACAAAAACTTAAAAATATCTTTGACTGGAGAAGTTATCCAGAAGAAAGCAAAGATAAATGGTACGATTTTATAGACGAAGAGTTTAAGCGTAGGGACGAAGGTTTTTGGTTTATGAACAATGGCGAACCTACATATATAACAGGTAGCCACTACATGTACTTGCAGTGGAGTAAAATTGATGTTGGTGCACCTGATTTTAGAGAAGCCAACAGACTGTTTTTTATATTTTGGGAAGCGTGTAAAGCTGATAAGCGTTGCTATGGCATGTGCTACTTAAAGAATAGACGTAGTGGTTTTTCTTTTATGTCTAGCGCTGAAACAGTTAACTTAGCAACCATATCGAGTGACTCTAGATATGGAATATTATCTAAAAGTGGTGGTGATGCTAAAAAAATGTTTACCGACAAAGTGGTACCAATATCTATTAACTATCCGTTCTTCTTCAAACCCATACAGGATGGTATGGACAGACCTAAGTCTGAGCTTGCTTATAGGGTTCCTGCAAGTAAGTTTACGCGTAGAAAAATTACGGCGAACGAAAAGCAAGAGGAGCTGGTTGGACTTGACACTACTATTGATTGGAAAAATACAGGTGACAACAGCTATGATGGAGAAAAACTTAATCTGCTAGTACACGATGAAAGTGGCAAGTGGGAAAGGCCTGATAATATTTTAAACAACTGGCGTGTTACAAAAACTTGCTTACGTCTTGGTAGTAGAATTATAGGTAAGTGTATGATGGGATCAACATCTAACGCTTTAGATAAAGGTGGTGATAACTTTAAAAAGTTATATAACGACAGCGATGTTACAAAAAGAAATAGAAATGGTCAAACACGTTCTGGTTTATATTCTTTGTTTATCCCAATGGAATGGAACTATGAAGGTTTTATTGATGAGTTTGGACGACCCGTATTTAATACCCCAACACGAGAGTGTCATGGACCAGACGGTGAATTGATAGATATAGGTGTTATTGATCATTGGGAAAACGAAGCAGATGGATTACGCGATGATCAAGATGCGTTAAACGAGTTTTACAGGCAGTTTCCAAGAACTGAAGAACACGCGTTTAGAGATGAAACAAAAAATAGTATATTTAACTTAGTTAAGATATACGAACAAATAGATTACAATGAAGGTATTAGAAGTAGCGCTGCTGTTACTTCAGGAAACTTTCAATGGATCAACGGCGTAAAAGATACTCAAGTAGTTTTTATGGCAGATCCAAACGGTAGATTTAATGTTAGCTGGGTACCATCGACAACTATGCAAAATAGAGTTGTTTTAAAAAACGGTGTTAAATATCCTGGTAACGAACACGTAGGAGCTTTTGGTTGCGATAGTTACGATATATCAGGAACTGTTGATGGTAAAGGCTCTAAAGGAGCTTTGCACGGACTAACTAAGTTTAGCATGGAAGATGCTCCGCCAAACCACTTTTTTTTAGAATACCTTGCTAGACCACAGACTGCAGAAATGTTTTTTGAAGATGTACTTATGGCTTGCGTATTTTACGGCATGCCAATACTAGCAGAGAATAACAAGCCAAGATTATTATACTATTTTAAACGCAGAGGTTATAGAGCTTTTAGCATGAATAGACCAGATAAACTTTGGAACAAGTTATCGGTAGCAGAGCGCGAAGTGGGAGGTATCCCTAACTCGAGTGAGGATATAAAACAAGCCCACGCTGCTGCTATTGAAATGTATATAAACGATTACGTTGGTGTTAAACAAACAGGTGAATACGGTAATATCTATTTTAATGATACTCTTATTGACTGGTCTAAGTTTGATATTAATAAGAGAACGAAGTTTGATGCTTCTATAAGTAGTGGTTTAGCTATAATGGCTTGTAATAGACATTTATATAGACCAACAGCTGAAAAGCAAAGAACCAAACTGAATATAAATATAGCTAGATATAGCAATCAAGGAGCTATGTCTAAAATAATTAAACAATAAATATGGCAGAGTCTGTTGTAAAGAGTTATTTTCCTAGCCAAGCGGTTAGTGATATTGAAAAAGTAAGCTACGACTACGGGTTGAAAGTAGCAAAGGCTATAGAGGCAGAGTGGTTTAATAATGAGAAAAATATACGAAACGCTAAATACAACGTTGTTAAAAACGATTATCATAAGTTAAGACAATATGCTAGAGGCGAACAATCAATACAAAAATATAAAGACGAATTATCTATCAACGGTGATTTGTCTTATTTAAATCTAGACTGGACTCCAGTTCCTATAATTCCTAAATTTGTAGATATTGTTGTTAACGGTATGTCTGAAAGGATGTACGATATTAAAGCTTACTCTCAAGATCCATTTGGTGTTGAAAAGAGAACTAAGTACATGAACGATATATTAGACGACATGCGCATGGCTCAGTTTAACGACTATGTAGCAGAAGCGTTTAACGTAGACATGTACAACAATAATCCTGATGAATTACCAGAGTCTAAAGAAGAGCTAGAGCTTCACATGCAGCTAACATACAAGCAAGCTGTAGAAATATCACAAGAGCAAGCTTTGTCAACTTTAATGGAAGGTAATAATTATGAGCTTATTAAAAAGAGGTTTTACTACGATCTAACAGTTTTAGGTATTGGTGCTGTTAAAACTTCTTTTAACACATCTGAAGGAGTAACAATAGATTACGTTGATCCTGCTAATATGGTTTACTCTCACACAGACTCTCCATACTTTGAAGATATATATTACGTAGGTGAAGTAAAAGAAATACCATTTAACGAGCTAGCCAAACAGTTTCCTTTTTTAACTGAAGAAGATTTAGAAGATATACAAAAGAAAAACTATAAGAACTATTATAGTTATAGAAACACTACGTCTTATCAAGACGCTGACAACAATATGGTTCAAGTTTTATATTTTAATTATAAAACATATATGAACCAAACTTATAAGTTAAAAGAAACTGGTAGTGGATCTGAAAAAGTAATAGAAAAAGATGACACTTTTAATCCACCTGCTGATGCTGAAGGTAATTACGCTAGACTACAAAGATCTATAGAAACTTTATATGAAGGCGCTATTATATTAGGTACTGATAGACTTTTAAAGTGGGAGATGTCTAAGAACATGATGCGACCTAAAAGTGATTATACTAAAGTTAAAATGAACTATGCTATTGTAGCGCCTAGAATTTATAAAGGTAAAATAGATTCATTAGTAAATCGTATCACTGGCTTTGCAGATATGATACAGCTTACACACTTAAAGCTACAACAAGTTATGTCTAAGATGGTTCCAGACGGAGTTTATTTAGACGCTGATGGTTTAGCAGAAGTTGATCTTGGTAACGGAACAAACTATAATCCACAAGAAGCTTTAAATATGTTCTTCCAAACAGGTAGTGTTATTGGTAGATCATTTACGCAAGATGGCGATATGAATCCAGGTAAAGTGCCTATTCAAGAAATCACATCTGGTAGCGGTGGAAACAAGATGCAGGCGTTAATAGGTAATTATAATTATTACTTACAAATGATACGCGACGTAACCGGACTTAATGAAGCCCGTGACGGTAGCATGCCAGATAAAAACGCTTTAGTTGGAGTGCAAAAGCTAGCAGCGGCAAATAGTAATACGGCTACAAGACATATACTGCAAGCCGGTTTATATCTAACTCAGCAAACAGCAGAGTGTTTATCACTTAGAATATCTGACATACTAGAATATTCGCCGACAGCTGACGCTTTTGTTCAAGCCTTAGGAGCACACAATGTTGCTACGTTAGAAGAAATGTCAGAGCTACACTTGTATGACTTTGGCATATTTTTAGAACTAGCACCAGACGAAGAGGAAAAAGCAATGCTTGAAAACAATATTCAAATGGCTTTATCAGGTGGTCTTATAGATCTTGAAGATGCTATTGAGCTTCGTATGATTAAAAATATAAAACTAGCTAATCAGTTACTTAAAATACGAAGAAAGAAAAAAGCTGAAAAAGATCAAATGATGCAACAGCAGAATATACAAGCTCAATCACAAGCTAATGCACAAGCTCAACAGGTAGCTGCTCAAGCTGAAGTTCAAAAGAATCAAGCTATAACACAACAAAAAGCTCAGCTAGCTCAAGCGCAGAGTCAAATAGATATGGCTAAGATGCAAGCTGAAGCAGAGCTTAAAAAGCAACTAATGGCTTTAGAATTTGAATACAATATGCAGTTGAAAGGCATAGAAGTTGAAGGTCAAAAGTCTAGAGAAAAAGAAAAAGAAGATCGCAAAGACGAAAGAACTAAGATACAAGCTTCACAGCAAAGTGAGCTTATAGACCAAAGAAAAACAGGTGGAGCACCTAAAAAGTTTGAGTCTGCCGGTAATGATATACTTGGAGGTGGATTTAACTTAGGTAGCTTTGAACCTAAGTAAATACTAATTTTTTATATTTTATATTATGGAACAAGAACTAGAGAATGTTGAGGAAACTCAACAGGTGGAAGAAACTAAATTTATGTCTGACGGAGACGACAGCGTTATTAAAATAGATTTAAGTAAACCACCAAAAGAAAAAACAGAAGAAGAAGATGCCACTACAGAGCAAAGCACAGATGAGGTACCTGTTCGCAACGAATCCGAAGTTAGCGAAGAAGTACGTGAAGAAAACGTCGAAGCAGCAGTTGAAGAACCTACCGGAGAAGAAGAGCGGGTTCAAGATGAAGAAGCACCCGTTGTTGAGGAGGTAACTGAAAAAGTTGAAGAGCTTGCTGAAGAAGTTGAAGAAGCTGTTGCTGAAGCCGAAGCTACTGGCAAGTCTTTACCAGAAAATATCCAGAAGTTAGTAGACTTTATGGAAGACACTGGTGGAAGCTTAGAGGATTACGTAACGCTTAATCAGGATTATTCAGATATGGATAATTTAACAGTGTTGCAAGAGTATTACAAACTAACTAAACCTCATCTCGATGCTGAAGAAAGATCGTTCTTAATGGATGAAACTTTTTCTTACGATGAGGAAGTTGATGATGAAAAAGATATTAGAAAAAAGAAAATAGCCTTAAAAGAGCAAGTTGCCGAGGCTAAAGCCTACTTAGACGGGCAAAAGTCTAAATATTACGAAGATATTAAAGCTGGAAGTAAGCTTACTAATGAGCAACAGAAAGCTATTGATTTCTTCAACAGATACAACAAAGAGTCAGAAGAGACTAATAAAGCTAGTGAAACAGCTAAATCTTATTTTATTAAGGAAACTGATAAAGTTTTCAACAACAATTTCAAAGGTTTTGAATACAATGTTGGTGATAAAAGATATAGATTTAATGTTAAAAATGTAGACACGGTGAAGCAAGAGCAGAGCAGTATTGACAACTTCGTTAAAAAGTTTTTAACGGACGACAATAAAGTTGCAGACGCTAAAGAGTATCACAAGTCTATTTTTACAGCTAACAACGCTGATGCTATAGCTAAACATTTCTACGAACAAGGCAAGGCAGATGCTATGAAAGATAGTATTGCTAAATCTAAAAATGTAGATATGACACCTAGACAAACTCATGGCGAGATTGAAACAGGTGGAGTTAAGTATAGAGTGTTAAGTGATTCTGGTTCTAAGTTTGGATTTAAAAAACGAAAATAATTTATTTAACATTTAAAAATTACAATTATGGCAATTACTGCAGGTGGTAGTTTAAATAGTGTTCCTGCTCCACAGCAACAAGCACTTAATTCAAACTACATCGATTTTACTGCGCAAGCAACCGCTGGTTGGGCGCAACAATACCTGCCTGACTTGATGGAAAAAGAAGCTGAGGTTTTTGGACCTCGTACAATTTCTGGTTTCCTTTCTCAAGTTGGCGCAGAAGAGGCTATGACTTCTGATCAAGTCGTATGGTCTGAACAAGGTAGGTTACACCTTTCATTTAAAGGACACGTTGAATCAAATGCTGGTGGTACAGCTTCAGGTGGTCAAATTCAACTTGAAGTTGATATTGATGGTCAAGCTGTTGTCTCTGGTTCTTTACCTGTTCGTGTTAACGATACTGTTTTAATAGCAAACTCTGAAGGAGTTGTTAGATGTATCGTTGAAGCGGTAGCTACAGACATCATTGATGTACAACCTTATTCTCACGCATCTTTAAACACTGCTGGTTTATCAACTACAGGTGGTAGTCAAACTACTACTGTTTTAGTTTATGGATCTGAGTATGGTAAAGGTATGAGCTACTTAACAGCTGGTGACGGTGCTGCTACTGAAACTAGAGGAGCTAACGAGCCAAGATTTACAACTTTCACTAACAAGCCAATTATCTTAAAAGACTTTTATGAAGTATCAGGATCTGATGCATCTCGTATTGGTTGGGTAGAAGTTTCTGGTGAAGCTGGACAATCTGGTTACTTATGGTACTTAAAAGCTGAAGCTGACACAAGAGCTCGTTTTAACGACTACTTAGAAATGGCTATGCTAGAAAGCGAGTTAAACTTAGCTGCTTCTACAATTGATGGTTCTGCTCTTGTAGCTGGATCTGCAGCTGGTGCTGGAAATGTAGGTACTGAAGGTTTGTTCGCTGCTATTGAATCTAGAGGTAATGTTACTACTGGTGTTACTGGTGTTAACGCTGCTACTGATTTAGCTGAATTTGATGCTATCTTAGCTGAGTTTGACTCTCAAGGAGCTATTGAAGAAAACATGTTATTCGTTAACCGTGCTACATCTTTAGCATTTGACGATATGTTAGCTTCTATGAACTCTTACGGTGCTGGTGGTACTTCTTACGGAGTATTTGAAAACGACGAAGATATGGCGTTGAACCTAGGTTTCTCTGGATTCCGTAGAGGTTCTTACGACTTCTATAAGTCTGACTTCCGTTACTTAAACGATAAAGCTACTCGTGGATCAATTAATGATGCTAATGCTTCAAACGCAATTAGAGGTATTATTGTTCCAGCTGGTGTATCTACTGTTTATGATCAAACGTTAGGTAAGAACATTAAGCGTCCTTTCTTACACGTGCGTTACCGTGCTTCCCAAACAGATGATCGTAGAATGAAGACTTGGACTACTGGTTCTGTTGGAGCTGCGACTACTGCTTTAGATGCAATGAGAATTCACATGCTGTCTGAAAGATGTTTAGTTACTCAAGGTGCTAACAACTTCATGTTGATGAAGTAGGCAATATTATTAGGTCGAGGACTTCGGTCCTCGATCTTTTTTTTTAATTTTTTATTATATTATATCATGGCAAAAAAACAAAAAATAGAAAAGGTAGAGGTACCTGTTGTTGAAGCACCAATTGCTGAAGCACCAAAACCTAAAAAAGTTGAACCTAAAAAATTTGAAACTAAAAAACCAAGTTGGGAGATAAAAGATAGAGTTTATTATTTAAAGTCTAACAGAAAACCTTTAAGTAGATCTATTAAATCTTCAAATGTTTTTTGGTTTGATGAAGAAAAAGGTTATCAAAGAGAGTTAAAATATTGTCAAAATCAAAAAACTCCTTTTGTAGATGAAATGATAGGCGACCAAAGATTAGCTCATATAATATTTAGAACTGGAGCTTTGTTTGTTCCTAAAGAAGAAACAACTTTACAAAAGCTTTTGTCTTTGTATCATCCTGATAAGGATAAACTTTTTTACGAGTTTAAACCTGTTGAAGAAGCTAAAGATGAACTTGACTGGCTAGAGCTAGAAGTTGAAGCATTAACTATAGCTAGAAATATGGATATAGAAATGGCAGAAGCTATTATGCGTGTAGAAAAAGGTTCTGAAGTTGTTAAGATGAGTTCTAAAGAGCTTAGAAGAGATTTACTACTGTTTGCTAGACAAAATCCAGTTTTGTTCTTAGAGTTAACTAATGATGACAACGTGCAGCTTAGAAACTTTGGTATTAAAGCTACAGAAGCTGGAATTATTAAGTTATCATCTGATCAACGTTATTTTATGTGGGGATCTAATGATAGAAAAATAATGACAGTACCATTTGACGAGCACCCGTATTCTGCACTAGCCGCTTGGTTTAAAACAGATGAAGGTATGGAGATATACTCCAACATAGAAAAGCGCTTAAACGCGTAATCACTATATAGTATAGCAGCCACTCTATTAGGGTGGTTGCTTAACTATAAAAATATAAATAATGGCGGTAAGTATAAACACGGTATATCAAAGAGTTTTGGCTATGGCCAATAAAGAGCAAAGAGGTTATCTAACACCTCAAGAATTTAACTTATTAGCCAATCAAGCTCAGCTAGAAATAT